CTTAGGGGGGGCGGAGGCCTTACCATTCTAATCGGTAAGGTCCGCATCACGTTTGTGGTGTACCTACATTTAGACTCACCTAACTACCGATGGCATCATCAAAAACAAAAGTCTTAGCAATAAGACGATTATTCCAGATGCTACCAAAGGCGGTTGGCTGGATTCGCGAGGTTTTCATGCCTAGCGAACCACAGACCTTAGGTAAGTACAGCGCTCTCATATCGAACATCCAAAAGGTGTTTGATAGCAGGGGTCCCGAAGCCGGTTTAACATATGTTAAAGCGGTTCGAGTAAACTTTTCGAATTACCTGTCTGGTAATCCGGAAAGGGCCCCGGGAGTGCGGTGCACCTCGGATGGTATACCCTTAGTTCTGAGTCCGTGGTTGAGTGATATACGTCAGGGATCGTCCCCAGCAGTGCTGCGAACGATCATGACTATATTATACTCTACACGTGCTCTTAATCTAGGAGTAATTACAGATACTAAGACTATCACGGAGCCCACGAATGTGGTATCTCCTGATATATCGAAGTTCAGTAAAGACTTCTGGAGGGAACTAGGGTACAAGCCTTCGATGGCCGTACCAAGTGCTCTGATGTGGAAGAAATTCCATTTTTCGACCAAATCTGGTCCAAATGGACATGCGCTTTTCACGTCCCTAGCAGATCTTTATGTTCTGCCTGAGACACTCATCGATAGTATTAAAACTATTGGTGGGGAAAAGCTCAAAACCACATTATCACACTTGTTACATCCTGTAACGAAGACCTTAATGGGTTCAATTTTGAACGTGTTAGGGACTAAGTTTAGGAAGATTACGTCGTTCCCAGATAAGGAAGCGAAAGTAAGGGTAATTGCTCAATTAGACTATTTTAGTCAATCGGCTCTTATCCCTGTACATCGTTACCTTTATCGGGTTCTACGTAAGATTCCGCAGGATTGTACATTTGACCAAGGAAGTTTCTGGGATAAGATAAAAGATTCCGAGGATTACTACAGTATCGACTTAAGTGCCGCTACTGATCGTTTTCCAATGGATCTTATATGTCAAATCCTAGAAGCTAAACTTCCACCTTCCTATGTTGCTGCATGGAGGGACGTGATGGTAGGCTACCCATTTGATTTCAAAGGCGAATCTTTAAGATACGCAGTTGGTAATCCTATGGGAGCTTACTCATCATGGGCCTCCTTTGCGGTAGCTCATCACTATGTGATTTACTACTGTTGCAGACAACTCGGGCTTGATTGGAAGAGCGTTAAGTACGCCCTTCTTGGTGATGACATTGTCATCGCCGACAAGCAGTTAGGTGAAAGATACCATGAGGTTATTTCCTCACTGGGTCTTGAAGTCAGTTCACTTAAAACTCATAAATCTAAACAATTTCTTGAGTTTGCTAAGCGTCTGATGTACAAGTCCAATGAGATAACACCGTTTCCGATTTCTGCCTTGAAGGAATCACAAAAGAGATATTATCTCTTAGTGAATCTCCTTCTTGAGCAAGAGCGTAAAGGGTGGGTAACCTGTGATGGGATCCCGTCAAGTGTAGCTCGCTACACTAAAGTGGTTCGGAAACTTCCGTCTCGCCTTGCGGCAAGATGGGAATCCGAAGCACTTATCTGCGAAAAGATCACGAGAGTGATCCAGTCAGACTTGACGGCCACAGAGGGAATTACTTCCATCTGCAGGCATCTTGACCTGACTATTCCTAACTATACCGAGGAGGAGTTTTTAAACATACTCCGAGGTTGTGTGAAAGAAATATTCACAGAGTCCTATGATCGTCTTGATCGCCCCGGAAGGGGCCTTGGAGACTATGCAATTAGCATAGTCTGTTCAATGACGAGCTGGGATAGTGTAACGAACGCCGGAGGCGTGCAAACCGAAGACATCCCTGTCCTTCAAGCCTATGGCTTGGTGGAGGAGATGTTCCTAGATATGCATCGTGAATCATCAAGGATCACTGCTGAGTGCGGTGATTGGCCATTGTGGTTAAAAACAATGGCTTTACCTTTGGATGACAGAGTCTTTGTTGAGAAACAAAGACATACTGTCGTCCGTGGTTCGACCATACTTGGTAAATACTTGAGAGTTAAACTCGAAAGTATACCTAAATAGGACCGAAGGCACTCAGCCTTCCTTCAAGCTCCTGTATTAGCATAACTCTGTCTCGCGACAGGGTGTACCTTCTACAGTAGACTAACTGAAAGAGTTAGATCACCTTGAAGTCACAAGCCTATTACCGGTCTGTGACCCCACCTGGCTGACAAACCAGGTGTGGACATCTAGGGAAAGGGATCCTTCTTTCAAAGGACCCCGGGGGCCTAGATGTGTTCCC